CTACGTTCACTAAATTACTAGAGGAGAACAATATTGAATATTAATGAAATTTTTGATTACCTAGCCACTACTGATTTAGATGGTAGTGGTTTAGTTGAAGATTTACGTGAAGTGTACTGGGGAGTTTACCAAGATAATCAAATGATAGTGGGGAGTGATTATGTCTGATTATACTATAAGAGATATGGTAGGTAATGAATTACGAGTAGGTGACTGTGTTGTGTATGGTAGGTCTAATAGGAACAATCCTATCAATATTGGAATTATAGAGGACTTCAGAGACATATATTCCCCTAGTACTTCTTACTTCTGTGATATTATTATAAAGGGATTAGGTAATACAAAGTTAGCAACCATACCTAATTTTCATAGTGGTCGTATGGTGTTGCTTCCTGATGGGTATAAGGGGTGTTTGGATGAGTAAGAGGTGTGTATATATTAAAACTAATGATGAATTTGGAGAATCTAGGAATTATTCTACAGGCACTAAGATTTATGAAAGACTACGTAATGCATGTAATAGAATAGGAATACGAGATAAAGCTTACATAGTAGAATATGAACTAGTATCTACAGGTAATAAGTATAATAGAGAAGGTGACATTATTAATGATTGAACCTTGGGAGAAGTATCCTTATATTTGGAAGTCTAAATCTGCATTCTTTACATATTTAAGGGGTTCATTACGTAAAGCCGTATGGAATATGTATCCCCCTAAGTTAGATTTTAAAAATAAAAATTGCCATCCCCCTCCAGAAGGTATGATTACTAGAGTTAAGTCAGGTGCGTATTGTGCTTTATCTGGGGAGTGGGTAGGTAAAAGCAAGTCGGAGGTAGATCATGTGGACGGCAATGTTAGTCTTAAAGATTGGGATGATGTACTACCATTCTTAGAACATCTGTGTTTACGTTGTGAAGGTGATAACCTACAGCTTGTAACTAAAGAAGCACATAAGATAAAAAGTTATGCAGAAAAACATAATTTAACATTTGAAGAGGCGGCTATTAGAAAGAAAGCTATAGTTATTTGTAAAGAAGATGATAAACTATGGCTAGAACAACAAGGAGTTACCCCTGCTAGTAATGCAACTAAACGTAAACAACAAGTGTTGGAGGTATTAAATAATGACTGAGTATGAAAAAGGTGTAGAGCACCATAAACAAAATAAAAAAGTGACAGGTATTCACGGCACATTCACTGGGGAATTTCATAAGGGTTATGTATTTCAAGAGAGAATTTCGAGATGCGGTTATGCTGACCTACATTGGAATAAGAATAATAAAGTTAAAAGCTATTAATTAATTTATTAAAGGAGAAGAATTTGAGTACTACTAATACTAAGAGCAAGTTAACATTAGAACAAATTGAAGCTATTGCAGAGATAATTGGGCGTGGTGGTAGTAATCGTGAAGCAGCTAGAGAGGTGTTGAATAAGGAAAGTCGTGAGAGTACTATTAGGAACTATATCAATAATGGTACTATTGTTGTAGGAGGGAATTTACAAACTAAAAACAAACACGCACATAGAACGCTAATAATTGATATAGAGACTGCACCCATCTTAGGTAATGTATGGAGTTTGTGGAAACAAAATGTAGGTTTAAATCAAATTAGTAAAGACTGGTATATACTAAGCTATAGTGCTAAGTGGGAGGATGAAGATGAGGTTATGTACGCAGATAAGCGTGATAGCTTTGATGATGAAGATGATTCAGAACTTCTATTAGATATATGGAAATTACTGGATGAAGCTGATATTGTTTGTGGGCAGAACAGTCAAAAGTTTGATACTAAGAAGATTAATGCACGTTTAATACTTAATGGTTTTCAACCTCCATCACCTTACCGACAAGTTGATACAATGTTGATGGCTAAACGCCACTTCGGGTTTACTAGTAATAGACTAGAGTATATGACTGATAAACTTTGTACACGTTATAAGAAGTTAGATCACGGTAAGTTTGCAGGTTTTAATTTATGGAAAGCTTGTCTAGCAGGTAATCAAGAAGCTTGGCAAGAAATGCAGGATTATAACTGTGTTGATGTATTAGCTACCGAGGAATTATACCATAAGCTTAGACCTTGGGTTAATAATCACCCCAATATTAATGTATATACTGATGATGTAACAACCTTGTGTACTTGTGGGCATGATGATTGGACACACTCAGGATATCATTACACTAACCTAAGTAAGTTTGATAAGTTTAAGTGTAATAATTGTGGAGCAACACAACGGGGCAGGGTTAACCTGATACCTAAAAATACACGTAAAACTCTAAAAGCTAATGTTTTATAGAATTTATAATTAAATCTTAATTGACAGTGTTATGTAATTTAAGCTATCATACACTGTCTAATAAAAAGGAGAATATGATGAAATCTGATATAGAGCAGTTAGCCGAAGGTCTCTGCCGGAAGCATAAATCTAGTGACTTTGGCAATAGTAGTGTTGATGCAGGATTCCCTAAACAAGAACGTTATAAAGATGCAGATGGTAAACTAGACTACATAGATGAATGTACTGTTAAGTTCACACCAGAAGAGTTTAGAGGTGCTATGAAGTTTACAATAGGTAAGTATCAGAGTAGGCTAGGTAAGAAAGATAATATTGTACAAGAAGTGACTAAGATAGCTGATTACGCTAATCGTTGGTTACAGTATGAAATTAAATTAGAAAATAAGAATGAGGGGGGGGGGTAGATGGATATTAATTACTATGTAGAACAGATTAAACAGTGGCATAAAGATCGTAACCTAATTAACGGTAGTACTAGTAAAGATCAGTTTATGAAGTTGATACAAGAAGCAGGTGAACTGTCTGACAACCTTTGTAAGGGTAGAGATGTTAAAGATGATATTGGTGACCTAATGGTGGTACTCATTAATATAGCAGAACGTGAAGGTTGTACCCTCCTAGAATGTTTAGAAGTAGCCTACAATGATATTAAAGACCGTAAAGGGTTAATGAGAGATGGAATTTTCCTGAAGGAGGGAGATTACTGATGAAAGTAGAATATATTGATCACATGGGTAATGACGCTTCTGTAGTTAAAGCTGCTAGAGTTTCTTTTGCACAAGATAAAGAGTTACGTACACTAAAACAAGATACAAAGTTGATTAACTATTTATCTACACATAAACACTGGAGTCCTTTTAGTCATACAAGTATTACACTCCGTATGACAGCACCTATACCTATTAGAACTCAATGTTTTAAACATAAAGTAGGTTTTACAGAGAATGAGGAGAGTAGGCGTTACATTGATTATACCCCTGAATATTTTTTACCTGAGTTCAGGTACGCTTGTACTAATAAGAAACAAGGCAGTGGGGAGGTTATAACCAATTCCTTACAGTTCCAAAGTAAAGATGTGTATGAGCGGTGTGTTAAGAATTGTATATATATTTATGAGGAAATGCTTAGGGCAGGTGTAGCAGAAGAACAGGCTAGATTTGTACTACCACAAGGTTGTATGGTTAATTGGTATTGGACAGGTAGCTTATCATCATTTGCTAGATTCTATAATCAGCGTAGTGATCCACATGCACAGAAAGAGATACAAGATTTAGCAAGTATGGTTTCAGATATTATAAAACCTTTATACCCTATATCTTGGAAAGCACTTACGGAGGTTTAAAATGAGTATATACCACCCAGAGAGTTGGCAACTACTAAAGATAACTACAGACGATGAAGTATTCTACATGGTATTCGGTGCTTGGGGTGACTTTTGGAGGCGAAATTCAGGTATAACTAAGTACACCTTACATAGAAACACCCTAAGCTTTTTTGGGGAGTCAGGCAGTCAGTATATTGTTGATAAAAGGTCTGAGGGTGTTCGTGGTTTTTATTGTGTAGGCGTTTTACATGCAATGCTTGAAGCACCTAAAGACTCAAGTTATAATGTACAAATGATTTCTTTTGAGGATTTTGTATTAGAATTTAAAGAATAGGAGAGTTATGTGAGATATATATACACAAAGGTGCTACTCTCAGATTTGATAGCAGTGTCAGATGCAGAGTTTGTTCAGACAGCCTCAGAGACAGAATTAGAGGTTTTATTATATAAGTTAGGTCTTAATACTAAATATGGATTTAAACAGCTTACAGGGCTATTCAGGAGTTCAGATAATAATCTTAAAGTAGAACAACAAATTTATTGGACAGGACTAGAGCGTACTGATAAAATATGGCGTGAAAGTGGGAATGCTTCTGAGGAATTGTTAGAATCCTTTAGAGGAAAGATTGCAAGAAGTATTAATAAAGTATAAGGGATAGAATATGAGTGTTGTGGTATATGGTAAACCTAAATGCCCTCAGTGTGAAAAGGCAAAAGAAAGTTTAAATAAGAATAAAATTGATTTTACATATATTGATTTATCTTTAGAAGAAAATAAGAAAGATTTAGAAATGATTAAAGGTTTAGGATTTAGGTCAGTCCCTGTTATTATGGAAGAGATAAGTAATATGGGATGTTGTATTGTACAGCATCCCTATTTTTGTATAGTAAAGGAGATAAAATGATTAAAAGTGTAATTAAGAGAGATGGTACGGTTGAATACTTCAATGCGGATAAGATTAACTCGATGGCTACATGGGCAGTAGAAGCAGCTCCTAGCGTACCTTGGTCAGATATTGTTATGGATGCTGTACGACTGTTAAGTAAAGAGATAGTCACAGCACAAGAGATACAGGACGCCTTAATTAAAGTATGTATTGATAGAGAGGATTACCAACATAATAAAATAGCAGGTAGACTAGTGTTAGGTAGTATACGTAAATCTAGCTTTGCAGCAGATACTTTCAAAGAACACTATCAGATTATGGTAGAGGATGGGTACTACCGAGATATGGATTACACCTCCGAGGATTTGAGTGTACTCTCTGAGGTAGTAGCAGCTAATAAGGACGTAGACTTAAGTTACGGGTATCCAACACTAAGACAATTTATAGATAAGTATGCGATACGAAGTGAGGAAGGTAATCTGTTAGAGTTACCTCAATATATGTATATGGCAGTGGCTATGTCTATGTTTGAACACGGGTCTATTGAAGATGTAATCCTATACTACAATAAAGCTTCAGCTCAAAAGATTAATATACCTAGTCCAGTATTGTCACAACAACGGACAAGCAGTAATACAGGGGTTAGTTGTGTTATCTCTACCGCAGGAGATAGTTTAGGTGGTATTGAGGCAACTAAGCATGTAGCTTTTATGTCTACTGCATCTAGTGCAGGTTTAGGTATAGAATATGATGT